TAGGATACGTACCTATTGGCGGTATAACAGGCGGACATATACGTATAGGTATGGCGTAGGGTATGGGGCATACGCTAGGGTAGGGCGATGTAACAGGGGTACGTATATGCGCCTATATATAGTAGATAGGCGATATAGGGCGATTGTATAGCGTTACACAGGACGGTAGATAGGCGGTATGGTTGGCGTAGGTATAGCGGATAGTATGGCGGCGATTAGGTTGCGGACGATAGCGAATGGATTGCGATTGATTGACGAAGAGTTATGACGAATGGTTTGCGTTTAATCAGCGACAGCGTTCACGGCGATTGACCGCTAGAAACTTCGGGGGTTAGCGAATGTATAATTATTAATTACTTCGTTATTCATCCGATGTATGAACTGCGTAGAATCAACGATGTATAAACGATGAATAAAGATAAACGTAATCAATCGGACTAACAATCGACATAAACGTTGATTCGACGGGCTTTACGGGACTAACGGAAGGGATACGCTAGTTTACATAATGTGTAATATCGGAAGTTGTTTCCGTATAATTATGCGAAAGGGATGCGGGAGAGTCGGACGGGGGCGGGGCGGTGTAGGTGGCGCAGGTTCGCATCATGCCGAAACATTTCCGCCAGATTTTTAAAACCTAAGGAGTAGCGCAATCCCCTCCGTTATCCCTTCACCTTAACATAACGCAATCATTAACGCAACTACATACGTATATTAGTCGATTTAAGGCGCATTGCAGACGATTACACCGCATCCTATACGAATTATACCTACGAACTCATAAACGCCCTTAAACACGCTTAAAACGACGAATAGACGTATATGAACGATTATCACACGAAAGGAGGCGATAAGATGTCGCAACGATCGCGTAAAGCACAATTGGAGGAGCGTTTATCCGCCGACCAAATCAAGGCGGCTTATATGCTACTTGACAACGAATTGAAAGCGCCCGAAGACCGCTTGACTATGGACGAAATTGCAGACGCCTGTAATACGACAAGGATGTCGCTATACAGATGGCGTACGCGCAGTCGCGACTTCGCGGACTTTAGGCGCGAGATTATACACGATTATATGTCGGACATTAGCGGATTATTCTTCAACTCGCTTAAACGCTCAATGGTCGGAACTAATGGAGCGCCGTCGATGAAGGCGTTGGAACTATACGCTAAAATCGAAGGACTAGTCGGCCCTGATTCGAAGGTTGACGTTAGCATTGGAGCAGGCGGAAGGGATAGCGAGGACTTAGAGAGCGAACTAGAACGCTTGGACGAGCAGTTGGCGGAACTAGAGGAAACGGACGATAAGGAGGGCGATAGTTAATGGCGTACATTGCCGATAAGTGGCTCGATAGATCCGCAAGGCAGGCGCGTATCGAACTCGTAGAAACACGCATTAACAAGCTTGAAAGGCTACGCAAGCACGGGGCGCTAATGGAATCGCAGGTACGTACATTAATTGCCGACAAGAAAGAACTCGTTAAACTAAGGCGGATACATCGCGCCGAGTATGACGTGCTTTACTTCGGCATGGCGTACTTTAGCGAGGACGGCAACCCCGGCAATGCGGATAACTTAGTGCCGGAAGGCGTTAACGTAAGCAATGCCGCCAAGTTTCACCGCGAGCTAACAGATATGCTTGACGAGGTTACGGCGGGAAATGTTAAGCGTCATATTGCGTGGGCTTGTCCTAGACGGCACGCCAAGACCGCTTGGCTGTCGAATATATTCCTTATTCATCAAATAGTATTCCGACACCGACGCTATATCGTCTTATTTTCGGAAACAACCGACACGGCGGGCGACTTTATTACGTGGGGACGTTATCAGCTAAAACTTAACGAAAAACTACGCGATGACTTTGGCGAATTATTATACGTACAGGCATCACGTAATGAGCTCGATAACAAATACGAATTTATAACGACAAGCAATATCAAGGTAGAGGCGAAAGGATTAGGTACGCAAGTGCGCGGACTAAGGCACGGATCAACACGTCCGGATTTGTTTATCCTTGACGATATAGAGTCGGACGAATCGACGTCAACGGCGGAGCAGATTGCGAAGGCTAAGGCGTGGTTTAATGACTCGATGTTGCCGGCGCTTGCTAAAGGCGGAATGGTGCTTTATCTCGGAACTATACTTTGTTACGGGTCGCTATTACATTACGTGCTAGAAGAACGACGCGACTTCGAAAGTCGTCGATTCGCTGCGGTAGAATCATTCGCGACCAATTCCGACCTTTGGGACGAGTGGCGGACGATATACCGCAAGGACGAGCCGGGCGCTCAAGATAAGGCGCGTGAATTTTACGAGGCTAACCGCGAAGCAATGGACGAAGGCACTTCGATATTGTGGCCGGGTTATTTTAGTTATTACGAGTTAATATTAATCCGTGAGGAATCGGGCGTCAAGTCGTTTAACCAAGAGTATCAGAATAACCCTACCGACGAGGAGCGGCAGATATTTAAGCCGGAATACTTCGAGGAGTTTTATTTTGACGACGATGACTTGGCGAGTATTGATACGGCAAACTTTGGAGCGGTGGACATAAGTATGGGTAAGGAAAAAGGTGATTTCAGCGTAATCGTGTCCGGAGCATTAAACAACGAAACGGGAACGCTATATGTTTACGACTCATACATGGAGCGATGCCATCCAAATGTCTTGATAGACGAGGTGGTTAAGCACACATTTGAAAATCAGTACGAAGGATTAGCGGTAGAGAGTCAAGCGATGCAGGAATTTATAGCGGATAAAATGTCGGAGGAATTACAGGCGCGAGGATACCCGGCGCATACAAGGTTAAAAGGAATTAAACACAGGACGCGAAAGGAATTGCGTATCGAGGCATTGTTGCCGGATATTCAAAAAGGTAAAATACGTTTTCATCGAAAGTTTAGAAACACGCCGGAGATGGAGCAGTTTGAAATGTACCCGATGCACAGGCATGATGATTTTCCGGATGGAATTTCCATGTTAGCGATGGTTGCTAAAGAGCGGCAAGGTTTGGTAAGAACAGTAAAAAGAATGAATAGATGGTAATTACTTTAGGCGAATAGGGGCGATTATGTAAATATGAGAATCGTAAGTAAAAAGACGTTTGAATATTGCGGACAACTATTTGAAGTAGACGCGGTTTATGATTATTTAGGGCAATACGGAGAATCAGCGCCTATCCCCAATATGAAGTACGGACACATCGTAAGCGTACGAGGTCACGAGTTTGTATTCGATAGTGGCACATTTTGGGACTACTTCACTTACGGATGATTCCGACGTAAAAGAAAAGACGAATTACTCCGCAGAGTATTCGCCTATCTTGATACGTTCTTTACCGAACCTGATTGTCACGTCTCCGTTGTCCTCGAACTTCATCGCCTTGTAGAAAGTAGAGGCGTTCAAACCGTTCGAGATAGCTGTTAAATAAACACGCCGACCTCTCGTATACTGCACTCGGAATGCTTCGCAATTTCTTTTGAAACCGAAGTCACTTTCCATTTCATAGTTATGTGCGATATTCTCTAAATTTAAGTCTAATGTAATTGTCATTTATACTCGCTCCTTGTTTGTTGTTTTCTATCTTAAATACAATTATAGGCGATTAATAGACGAAAGTCAAGCGATATGATTATTTAGATGCGGAAGGTGTTCATATGATATATAACGTATTTCACGACAGTATTTTAATTGAGAAGTTTCCGACTTTAAAGGAAGCGCAATGTTCCATTAAGAATCACGCTAACTATAAAAAGACGCACTATGGTCGAAGGGGCCGGGCGACAAGTGTGAACCCCAACCCGAAAAGTAATTTTATTATTACGGACAATAAGGGCGATTTTTATTATATAAGGTAATTCGTGAAAAAGAAAAACGCCGTTTATTAGGCGCTTAACTTTAACAATCTGAACGCTAGGCTTATCGTTTTTTCTTTCTTAAATACGAACATATGGCGAATAGTTTCATCATCGACTGTAGCGTCTTGCTTCTTTAGGATTGGGGCGATATTACTTTCTAAGTAGGCGGTGATTTCGTCTAATCTATCGTAAATACTTTCGACTTGGTCGTCTAATTCGTCAAGAACTTCATCAGATACGTTTTCAGGTAGTTCATCGTATTTAGCGAAATGAATCTCTAAAGCCTCGTTAAGTTTATTGTATTCGTTTTGTAATTCGATAATGTTTGTCATTAAAATCATTTCCCTTCGTTTGTTTGATTTGTTGTTTCTTTATCTTAATTATAACTATACACGATATTCAGACGAACGTCAAGCGAAATATGAAAATACTTTAAATTATTTTTACCACACGAAAGGAGGACGATATATTTGGCGGATTATAACTTATTAGCGCCGGAAGATATGGACGATTTATTATTCTCGCCGTTCCACCAAGCGCTAGGCGAGGCGACTGTGCAACGCATACAGACGCAAATAGAGAACTACGAATACTATTCGGGCAAGCAACACCGCAACGAAGCGGGCGAACTTGTAAACGCGCAGGACGTCGAAAGACCGCCGGGAGTCGATTACGACCCGACACGATACGCCACGAACTACTTTAAAGCAATTGTTGACCGTAAGGCGCGATGGCAAATGGGTGGTAAGCACGGAATAGCCGTACCTCGTCGACAAATAGACGATATGGACGAAGTGCTTGCGGAAGGCTACGAGCCAAGCGATGCGCAGCGTAAAGAAAACGAGCGTGCCGAGAACTACGAGCGACTACTCTATCAGTTATGGGACGATAACCGTATGAGGGCGCGACTAGTCCAAGCGGCTAGGGATAGGCTTATTGCGGATAGGGTCGTTTGTAAAATCGTCTTTAACGATAGGACAGGTAAGCTACGATGGATATTCCGACCGGATAACGAATACTTTCCAATTTACTCGGAGGACGACTTCGAAGACCTAATTGGCGCCCACTTTATTAAGCCGGTTAAATATTTACAGAGTGACGGCGAAGAAGTAGACGCCTTACAAAAGCAAACGTTTAGACTCGATGATAACGGAATGGCTTACGTTGAGGAAGCGATTTACCGTGAGGACGATTTAGAGTTACTCGAAACGGTGCAGGAAGAGACTCCGCTAGGACTCGACTTTATTCCGATACAGGAGTTCCCAGTAAACGAGCTACTTAGCGAAAGTTTAGGCGACAGCGAGATTAGCGCGTTGCGAGAACAAAACGACATCCTCAATCAGATGAACGAGGACGCTATCGACTCGCTAAAGTTTGAAATGTTCGAGATCACAGCGATTACCAACGCAACACCGGGCGCGGCAAGTAATATGCAGATAGCGCCGGGAGCGGTTGTCGAGATACAGTCGCCGGGCGATACTAAGTCGGCGGATATTAAGAAAGTTACGGGTAGCTTTTCGTGGAAGGACGCGCACAAAGATCAATACGCGCGAGTTAAAGGAGCTATGCACGAAATTAGCGGACTACCGCAAATCGTTCCGCAAGAATTAAACTTCGGAGGATTAAACGGCGAGGCGCTACAAGTACTATTTCACGACATCATAACCGATACGGAAGAGCATTGGTTATCGTGGGGCTATAACTTGGCGGAATTACACGAGAAGTCAGTGCGCTACTTACAGGCGAGAACAAGCCGTCCTAGATTTGCGTATGATAAATCGGTCGTTATTGGTATCGGCGAAGACTACGCGAATGAGATGCGCTTTGTATTACCTTTACCGGACAATAGGCGTGAACTTGTCGACTTATTGGAAATGGAGACATTGGCGGGCTTTGAATCGACTAAGGGCGCAATGGAGCGTTTAGGTGTCGAGAACATTCAAGCGAAGCAACAGGAAATCGAAAGCGAGCGCAGTGGTAGTCGCGCAATTAGTGACCCTTATAACGAAAGTTTAATCGATGATAGCGAAGGTATCGAAGAGGATATCAAAGGAGGTGAGGAATAATGGCGAATAAACCTCACTTATCGAAATTGCCGGTATATGTATCGGGAGGAAGTGGAGGCGCAGACGGTAAGTCAGCGTATGAGATTGCTGTTGACAATGGATTTGAAGGCGATGAGCAAGCGTGGCTTGATTCGTTAGTAGGCGAGAGAGGACCTCGCGGGGAACAAGGCGAGCCGGGGCCGGCAGGTTCAGACGGTGAGCAAGGACCTGCGGGAGAAGACGGCGCACAAGGGCCACCGGGAAAAGATGGTGCTGATGGCTTCGGAACAGAGGCGCAATATAACGACATCATTGCACGTTTAGAGGCGTTAGAGAATCCGGAAGAATAATCGAAACACAACTCGCCGCCGGGCGTAAAACGAGGAAGGAGA